GCAGGGCCAGATGTTAAGTGCAGAGTTATCCGTATCTATCTTAACCGAATGGAGTTAAAAAAATGTCAGACACAGATGCAGAAAATTTGGCTTTCCTAAAGAAGATAGGCCAAGTATCCGAAACCAAAAAAGCCGAACCAACAAAGAAAGAAGAGGAAAACTAAATGGCCATATTCTTAAACGCCGCATCCGTTAAAATCGGAGCCGTAGACATTACAGATCACGTTACAAGCGCCACGCTGACCCAATCGGCAGACGAGCTCGAAGTAACCGCACTTGGCGATGGATCCAGAAAATATGTAGCCGGGCTACAAACTGGCACGCTAGATCTAGAGTTTTTGAACGACTTCGCTGCGGCAAACGTATGCGCAACACTTCAAAGCGCTATCTATACAACAGTCGTTGCAAAACTCGTTCCCGGACCAGGAACAACTATTAGCGCTACAAATCCGCTATATACAGTTTCTATCCTTATTAACAATCTAACACCAATCGCAGGTGCGGCTGGCGAAATGAGTTCTAGCAGCTTGTCCTTTACCTGCAATAGCACAATCGTTCAAACAACTTCTGGAACTTGGTAAAAACTAACTAAAGAAAAGGGTGCAAAATGGCAAGGATAAGAATCTATAAAACAGATGGCAAGGTTATTGACCAAAAGATAACCCCTAGCATCGAGTATGCGTTTGAAATGTGGAAGGGCATGGGGTTCGCTAAGGCGTTCACCACCGAGCAGAAGCAAACAGATGTTTTTTGGCTTGCCTGGGAAGCTTGTCGCCGAAATCCAGAATGGGGCACCATTAAAACTTTCGGCGCCGAGTTCATCGACTCACTTGAAAAAGTAGAGATAGTAGACGACGAAGCCCCAAACGAATAGAGCGTAATTCCGTAACTTATCTAATTGCCGCCCTGGCAGTGGAAACCGGAATTGCGCCAAATGATTTACTTGCATTAGATCGAAGAATGATAGATGCGATGCTTATGGTTTTAAGCGACAGAGCGAAGGCGGTGAAACGTGCCAGTAAGGGTTAAGGGCTTTATCGAAGTCCGTAAAGGCATGCGCAAATTGGCACCGGAGTTAGACAAAGAACTAACTAAGAACGTGCGTAATGTTCTAAAGCCAGTAGTTAAAACTGCTAGGTCCTACGCTACGCCTAGAATTCCGGGCCTATCAGGTTGGACTTTTAGCGGCCGTGGTAAAGCTATTAGCGCTGGCAACTCGGCTTTTAGAATAGGTCAGTTTCCTAAATATAACGCTAGCGAAGTGCGCTCGGGCATTAAGTATTCAGTGCGTAAATCACGACCTAATTTTAAAGGTTTTACGGCGCTTTATAGAATTATTAATGAAACCCGAGCAGGTTCAATTTATGAAACCGCTGGCCGGGCTAATTTTGATGGTTCGCCGCGATCGCGTTCTAGTAACCCAAATGCTGGCTACCACTTTAACCTGGCGCTTAATTCAAATTCGCCATTAAAAGGCGATGGAAAAATGCGCGGTCGTTTGATTTATCGCGCTTGGTATGAAGATAACCAGAAGGCTACAAAGGCAGTTTTAGCGGCCATAGATAGCACCACAGAGCGTTTTACAAAAGCCGTAATGGCTGGCGGCTGGCAGAATAATAAGGCGGCGTAATGGCAACAAATACTTCTAAAGTCTTTATTGACATCATTACCGAGTTCACCGGAACCAAGAGCGTAAAGCAAGCCGAAAGTTCATTTAATAAATTGGCCAAAAGCATTGGGCGTGTAGTCAGCGTTGCGGCTATTGAAGAATTTAGCCGTAGGTCAATCAAGGCATTTTTAGCCGATGATGCAGCGGCCAAGCAATTAGAAAAAACTCTTACAAATCTAGGGGTCTATTTTGATTCTGGGGTCCTATCTAAATACATTCAAGAACTACAAGATACGACCGGAGTCCTAGACGATCAGCTTCGCCCGGCATTTCAATCGTTAGCAGTAGCCACCGGAGATTACACAAAGGCTCAAGACTTATTAAATACTGCGTTAGATGTCAGCCAAGCAACCGGAAAATCTTTATCAAGCGTATCAACGGCCCTTAGTCGCGCATATCTAGGGAACTTTACTGCCGTATCAAGATTAGGCGCTGGCATATCTAAAGCCGAAATAGCGGCTGGCGACTTTAACGCTATTCAAGAAAAGTTAAATAAGAACTTTGGCGGTTCGGCTTTAGCCGCGGCAGATACTTACGCTGGCCAATTAAGAATACTCAAAGCCGCTTTTACAGATGTGCAGGAAACTATTGGCAAAGGTTTTGTAGATGCTTTTACTGCCTTAATTGGGCCAGATGGTTCGGCTACTCAATTTGCCCAATCATTAAAAAATGCAAGCCTTTATATTGCTGACATAATTCGCGGCCTTGGCATAGTAGCCGCAAAACTAAAACCTATTGACGAATTTTTTCAAAGATTTACAGGATCAAGTGCCGTTCAAAATATCCCGGTCCTGGGTTCATGGCTTGTATTTTTAAACGAAATTGGCAAGAAACAAAGAGAACTGTCTGCAAGTTTTATGGGTGCATCGCCAGAGCCAGCCCAGATAGGTTATGCCAAATTAGCCCAGGATAAGAAAGCTTTAGCGATAGCCAAGAAGTTAGCGGCAGAAGAAAAGAAGAAGGCAGACGCGGCTAAGAAAGCCGCAAATGCAGCTTCAGATAAACTTAAAACCGAAAAAGAAAACGCAATATTAAACGCTGCGGCTAAAGTTTTGGATGTAGAGCAAGCGCAAATTTTGGCGGCTCTAGGCAAAAATATTACACAAGATGAAAGAAATCGTTTGTTATTGCAACAAGCCCTTTTAAATAACAATTCAGAAGCCGCAGGAAAGTTAGCGCAAACAATTCTGGCTTCTCAACAAGCCGCGCTTTTGGCACAGAAAGCCGATCCTTTCGGCGGCTGGAATGATTCATTACAAATTATTCTAAATAATTTAAAGCTGTTGGCAAGAGAATTGGCGCTTTTAGGTGCACCACTTGTAAAACCAATTCTTCCTATCGTTCCATTAGTCGTTCCAAAAATAACTGAAACTGGCTATATAGATGATATTTTTAAGCGTAACAAAGTAACTGGGAAATATGGCGATACCGTTGGAAATCTTTTATCTCTACCCGACTATAACCCGGCAGATGATTTTATGCGTAGAAATCAGAGCACCGGGCAGTATCGCGACAACGCTTTCCAAAATGCAGTTATCAACGTAATGCTCGATGCAAATACCCTGACTGGCGCCGTAACTTCTGGGCAACAAAACACCACGGCTTCTGGAATTATCGTAGGCACAAGTCGAATAAATAAAATAGGTGGCTAAATGGCTTACCTTCCGCAAGTAAAAGTAATAGTAAATTTTACGGATGGTCCAGTTTTTGGCTATCCATTTACCTTGGACTCTACCGAGCATGGAATTCTAGGCACAAACGTATTAGCCGATAACCCGGCAGATATTATTGATGTATCGGCCCAAGTAACAAAGATAAGCACCAAGGGCGGCTACAACTTAATCCAGGATAGTTTTGAAGTGCAGACCGCATCGGTTCGCATATTAGATCCCGATGGTTACTGGAATCCCCAAAATACGTTAAGTCCTCTGTTTGGCAAACTCTTACCGCTACGCAAGGTGCAGGTCAGCGCTATCTATAACGGCGTCGAGTATTACATTTATAGCGGTTACACCACTGCTTATAAATATACCTACCCTAGAGCCGACCAGGTTATAGGTTATGTCGACCTAGAATGCTCGGATGCATTTCGGCTATTTAACCTTGCTAATATCGCTGGCGTTACCGGGGCGGCAGATAATCAAGATACCGGGACTAGAATTAATAAAATTTTAGATACTATTTCCTGGCCTAGCTCGATGCGCATCGTGGCTACTGGCGGCACTGAAACAATTTGCCAAGATGATCCAGGCACCAATAGGACCGCCTTACAAGCTCTGCAAATGGTCGAGTTCACGGAACAGGGCGGTTTCTATTGCTCGGTTCAGGGCTCGGCAGTATTTAGAAGCCGGGCCGATTTGATGAGCTTGTCTGGTCAAAACCCGACCATATTTAATAATGATGGGTCGGCTATTGACTACGCTGGAATTTCGTTCGATTTGGATGATAAATTAATTATAAATGAAGCCAATATACAAAATATTGGCGGCACCATGCAATCGGTATATGACGCTGAAAGCGTGGCTACTTACTTTCCGCACACAATTACCCAAGAAAACGTGCTGGCCAAAACTGACGCCGATGCACTAAATATTGCCCGGAACTATGTCGCCGCTAGAGCCTTCACAAGCATCCGTATAAGTGGCATAACTTTAGATCTAAGCACCCCGGACTATAACGACGGCATATTAGCCGCCCTTACCCTGGACTATTTTCACACCGTTCAAATAACCAATGAGGCCCAGGCTACGACTACGGGCTTTTCGACCATAACAAAAACTTTGCAAGTGATGGGCATAGATCACGAAATAGATGTCAACACTTGGAAAGTAGCAATAACGACCAGCGAACCTATCGTAGGGTCGTTTATATTAAACTCGACCATCTACGGAGTTATAGGCGACCCAAATCGTCAATCCGTTTTGGCTTACTGATAGGAGAAAGAAAATGGGAATTACAGGCTTTCCATATTCCACTGGCGACGTTTTGGCGGCCGCCGAAATGAATGCGCTAGTTACTTTTGATCCAAGCACGAAAACTGCCGATTACACCGCAGTATTAGAGGATTCTTATCAAAGCTTGATAGTTATGAATAAGGGAACTGCAATAGCTTTTAAAATTCCTACCGATGCCAGCGTTGCTTATCCAAATGGCACCGTTCTAACCGTAGTAAGTATTGGCGCCGGACTATGCACAATTTCTGCCGTTACACCGGGAACTACAACTATTGCCAGCGCCGGGGCGGTTAGTGCTTCGCCTACCTTGGCTCAATATAAAAGCGCGGCTTGTTTAAAAATTTCAGCAAATAATTGGGTTATTGTGGGTGCTATCGCATAATGATAGGTAATGCTATTGCAGGACTTTTTGGAGTTGGCACACCACCAGCACTGATTTCATCAGTTGAATATTTGGTAGTAGGCGGTGGTGGCGGTGGTTGTGCCGCACAACAACGTGGCGGCGGCGGTGGTGCTGGTGGTTATAGAACTGCCACATTTACTAGCACGCTTTACACTTTAACCAATTACACAGTAACAGTTGGCGCAGGTGGCGCAGTTGCTTCCAATGGTAGCAATTCCGTATTCCACACAATTACAAGTGCCGGCGGTGGTAAAGGTGGAAACTCTACGCAAGATGGTAGTGCTGGTGGTTCTGGTGGTGGTGCTGGTAACAGTGGTAGCGCAGATCGTTTTGGTGGTGCAGGTAATACTCCGAGCACTTCTCCGGCGCAAGGTTTTAGAGGTGGCAATAACACAGGTGCATCTGAAGTTTCTTCAAACGCCGCTGGCGGTGGTGGTGCAAGCGCACAAGGTTTAGATAAAACATCATCTAATGGATCAGCCGCACCTAATGGTGGCGCTGGAACCGCATCTAGTATTACAGGTTCATCTATTACTCGCGCTGGTGGCGGTGGCGGTGGTAAATCTGCTAACCCTGCTGGAACAGGTGGAGCAGGTGGCGGTGGAAATGGTGCGGATGGAACTGGTGCACCAACCGCAGGAACAGCGAACCTAGGCGGCGGCGGTGGTGGCCTATGGGATGGAAACTTTACATCTGGTTCTGGTGGTTCTGGAACTGTCATTCTAAAATACCCAGATACTAGAACAATAACTATTGGTGCAGGTTTAACAGGCACAACATCTGCGCCTTCTGGTGGTTTCAAAGTCTCTACAATAACTGCTGGCACAGGAAATGTGAGTTGGACATAATGGCACATTACGCGTTTTTGGATGAAAACAATCTTGTAACTGAAGTTATTACAGGAATAGATGAAACTGAACTTATTGAAGGCTTAGACCCTGAAACTTGGTATGGAAACTTACGCGGTCAGGTTTGCAAGCGCACTTCATATAATGGAAACATACGTAAGAACTTTGCAGGTGTCGGATATGAATACAATGAAATTAAAGATGCTTTTATTGCGCCAGCACCAGAAAATCAAATTGGTTTTGATGAAGAAACTTGCCAATGGATAGTGCCTATTATGGAATCCAATGATGAAGCCGCAGAGTAAGCTTCTGCCTAATACGCCAGAGCGCATGATCGAAGTGGCTCTAGGCGAAGTCGGTTATGTAGAAGGTCCGAAGGATAACGAAAGTAAATACGGCGCCTTTACTGGTCATAACTTCCAGCCATGGTGCGGTTCTTTCCTTATGTGGTGTGCCAAAAAAGCCGGGGTTACTATTCCAAACGTCGTAAGCGTTATTGAAGGAATGAAAGCATTTCAAGAAATGGACCGGATACGCGAAAAACCCAGGGTAGGCGATTTAGCGTTTTTCAATTTTACAAAGGGGCCAATACCTCAACACGTCGGGCTAGTAGTAGAAGTAAATCAGGCCGGGGTCATAACTTGCGTTGAAGGAAATACAAGCTCGAAGAATCAGGCAAACGGCGGACAAGTAGAAAAAAAACCTAGATCCACGATATTCGTTTTAGCCTATGGGCGCCCAAAATACACAAAGCCAGAAGCAGTGAAAGAAGCTACCAATGCCAATAACTAACGTTTTTACAGTAACCACCACAAGGGCCATAGTCGTTGCAGCTAACCGGGCAGACCAGGTAGTCCAACTACATAGTGCCAGTGGCATAATTTATATTGGCGGTCCGAATGTAACCACCGCTAATGGATACCGACTAGATAACGGGGATAAATTGCAAATTCCATTATCGGACTTGGAAGATTTATATGCCGTTACAAGTTCTGGAACGGCCACGTTATACGTGTTCGTTACCATTAACTAAGGAGATACAAATGAACGCAAAACTACAAGCAATAGTAATGTCCTATCTACGCACTGCCCTATCTGCAATTCTTGGTGCTTATATAGCCGGGCAAACAGATCCAAAACTGCTTGGCTCTTTGGCTTTATCAGCCGTAGCAGGGCCACTGCTTCGCGCCCTTAATCCAAAGGATGCCGCGTTTGGAAGAACTGCAAAATAAAAAACGTAATCGCGATAGGGCTAGGTATTTTATTATGCCTGGCCTTATCTTCTTGCGAGCGCTACGACGGCTATACACGCTACCCATGCCAGGAATACGCTAATTGGAAGAACCCAGAATGTCAGAAACCAGAATGCCAAGTTACCGGAACTTGCACAGAAGATTTAGTAGGCGGCATAGTGAAAGGACACCAATGAGCGAAAGACGCATGGGTCCAGAAGATATTAAAGCCCGGCTTATATTGTTTATCGGCATTACCCTTTCCGTGGTTTTCTTAATAGTTACCCTTGGCATCGTTTATGCCCTGATATTCGTAACTCAACCCGTAAGTGCCCAAGCGCCAAATGACGCGGCATTTATTGACCTACTTAAAACCCTAGCCATATTCTTAACTGGTTCACTGGGCGGCGTATTAGCGAGCAATGGGTTAAAGGACTCAAAAAAGGATAAACCAGCGCCCTAGCGTGTCGGTTCTTGACGGGCCCAACCCTTAAATGCGACCCTTTACCTGCTTGGAGATACCAGGCAAGAAAGGGCACAAATGAGCATAGAGATAATGGACTACCAGGTAATAGCCCTGGTCGGTGCAGTTTTTATTTTAACGGTCTACGCATATACAGTAGGGTTAAAAGAAGGCAAAAGAATTGGCTACCATCGGGGCCGTTCTATCAGCTTCGCGCAATACAAGGAAAACCACAAATGATACGCCGCGCTAATTCTGGGGTTTATTGCGACTACTGCAAAGCCCAATGGGGCAAGTTAAAAGATGGCACTTGGCATATTAAAGCCCAGAC